CGCAGTAGGAATTCGTTTGCGTGAAGAGTTGGCACGGCGTTTAGGGAAAGCGCGGTGTTGGATTGTGCGGTTTCCTAACGACTGCAAGGATGCAAACGATGTTCTCATCAAACACGGCGCGGAGCGGTTGCGGGCGTGTATTCAAACGTCAGAGCCGTATCCTGTGGATGGTGTGTACACGGTGAATGATTTTGTTGATGATTACAACGACCTCTACGAAAATGGCTATCCGCAAGGAGCAACAACAGGGTTTGCGGGGTTTGACACGTTGATTCAGTTTCATCCAGGGCAGCTGACCGTTTGGACGGGTGTACCTCGAAGCGGGAAATCGAATTTTCTTGACCACGTGTTGATACAGCTTGCTCGGCGGCACAGCTGGAAAGCAGGATTGTTCACTCCAGAGAACTATCCCGTCAAGGTGCATTTGCAACGCTTGGCGGAAATTCTTGTTGGCAAGCCGTTTTTGCCACAGTACCATGGCCGCATGACACAGGAGGATGCGTATGCGGCTCGTGTGTGGTTGAATGAAAACGTTTTTTACGTGCAGCCCCCGAACGAAAATTTCAAACTGGACATGATTTTGGAGCGCTTGGCGTATTTAGTCATGCGCGAGGGCATCAGTGCGGCAGTGATTGACCCATGGAATACGATTGAACACCAGCGACCGCGTGAGATGAATGAAACTGAGTATGTTGGGCAAACACTGAACAAGCTCAAGTACTTTGCCCGCCAGCACGACATTCACTTGAACGTGGTGGCGCATCCGACGAAGATGCAAAAGCTGTCTGATGGGGTGAATTTTGAAGTGCCGCACTTGTACTCCATCATGGGCAGTAGTAACTGGTTCAATGTTGTAGATAACGGAATTGTGGTGCATCGAAATTTCGACAAAACAGGGATGCACAGCACCACGACGGTCTATGTGCAAAAGGTCAAGCATCGCTACATTGGTCAGCTTGGGTATTGCAGGTTTGAGTTTGATGTGTCCTGCCAGCGGTACAAGGAAAGAAATGCTGTGGAATACGCACCGGGTGAGCCAGAGTACGCAGACGCTGAGGAAGAAGACTATCCGCCATTTTGATAGATTTGATAGATTGTTGCGGAGTGTAAAAGATGTTGTACAAATTGTTAAAAAATAATGGCTGGGAATGCGACCCCACACTTGATTTGATAAACTATAACAATCCGCGAGCGCGGCACTGGGTTGCTGCTGCCGAATTTATTGTCGCAAAACTCTCTGCATCGGGTCTGCACATCAAAAACGAAGGCAAAGAGTGGCAGGATGTAGTTGGAGATTTGAATCAAGAAATTGACGATTTGAATCGGCAAATTGATGATTTAACTAAAGCGTTGTCAGGCCTTCAATCAAAATACGACGCAATCAAACAACACATACAAAATTTTATTGTATATGACCCCGATTGACACGCTTTTTTCCGATGCGGACTATGACCCCGAATGCACAGAGTTAGAGGCAGAACGAAGGGTGGCGGAATACTACCGCACACTGTACATTGAACAAAAGCGCGTTTTGGAAGCTCTGCATTATCGCTTGCTTGACCGTGATGTGTTGCAGTCGCAGGTTATTGTTTCAAAAAACTAATCAGAACGGAGAGCAATCATGCTGGGATGGTTTATTGTTTTTGATACACTATTCATGCTATATTTGCCGTCCAAGAATTGTGTGTAATGGTTTTCACACTGTTAATTTTTATTGTTGATTTTTATACTCACTAAGAAATAATTTTTCTTCTGCTTGACTGTAACCAGAGCTTGCTAAATGCTTTTGTAATAGTGCTTTTTCTTGTTTGTTGTATTTGCTTACATCAGGTTTCCATGGCTTATCGGGTGTCGCTGCAAATGCTGAATCAGGCTGTATGCTTTGGTAATTTTTTCCCTGCTCGACCACACTGCCGTTTTGTTCGATTTCTCTTTGATTGAGCGCAATAACGCGAGACCGACAATTAAAATGGCGTGGAGGGTAATTTGTTTTCCAGAAATCATCATCATAGCGAAATACTTTGCCGTCAAGTTGCCGACATCCTCGTGTTGTGGAATCATCCATGACTCCTACAAACTGCCAAAACGGTTTGCGTTCAGCAATGGCCATCTGTTGCTTGTATCGTGCAGCCATGAACGCGCTTTGCAGGTTTGTTCGATAGATAGTTTGCAGGCGACTTATTGGCAGCACGGCGGCAATGAGTTCATTTTCACTCATTCTTTTTCTGAATTCTGCAAACGACTCGCCATTCTGCAAGGCATCTTCTACGAGCTTTCGTACTGCCAGCAATACGTCCATTTTCATTACTCCAGCAACGGTAAAAACCGTGCGGAAAACTTCGGGCTGCACGTCTTTGAAACTTGCGTACACGGCTGAATCTTTGCCGAACAAAAAGGCCAACGCCTCCTCTGGCGGGAGTTGCAAGGCAAGACCAATACGTGCAGGTGTAATTTCTGGCATACTGATTACCTTTCCGCAGATTCTGTGCCTAAGGCGTAGCTGGCGTGTAATTGGGTTTCCAGCATGGTTTGTAGTTTTTCAGTGTCAATGCGTGGAAACTGTGCGGTCAAGTTATTGAGCAGGTCTTCAAACGACTGCTGCTGCTGAATAAATTCGTAGATAGGACGCATGGCTTTCTTTGATTGCATCAAAAGTTCTGTTTCAGAAAGACTGTCTGCAAGCGCATCTATAAGTTTTTGCGCGTTTTCGGAGGAAACTGCGCCCGCAGCCTCAAATTGACTTTTTTGCGGGCTATTTTCAGCCAATTCAAAATCCGTCTCCAAAAGACCATATATTCTCATGTAATAGGACTTTTGCAGTTTTATTCCTGTTTTTGATAGAATTTCGTCGCGTTGAGCCGTTGCCATATCTACGTCTTCGGTTTGATACAGACTAAACGTTGGCATAGTCTCTGATGAAAAATTCAACTGGATAATCCATCGAATAAGCTCGTTTATCGTCTGCTCGACAAGCCGTCTATCCGATTCGATAATATCAGAACGCACATCCAGATGCGCCCGCGCTGCTGCATATGAACCACTGCCGTCCGTGCCAACTTCTGTCGTGAGCGTTTGTCCCAAAATAGCTTTGCTGACTTCTGCATTCAAAAAGCTGGATAGTTCCTTGAAAATTCCTGTGCTAATAGTGCTGCCCGTCTGTTCAATCCGTACATCTGTACCTTTTGGATATAACAGTACAGCATCCTCTACTAATGCCTGCAAGCTATCGGCAAGCTCATCAATACGCTTTTTGTCCGTACCGAATTCATGTGCTGCTACAAAGTATGGCATTCCATATTTTTCAGTGAATACCCGCCAAGACTCTACCGTCGCTTTTTTGAACAAGACAGGAAAATAGCATCGAGACAATGCGGCCTGACCGTATGGATTGTCGTATGTTGCACCCACACGTGGTAGCAAAAACTTAAACGGCGGTACGACCTTCCCTGTCTGGTTGTCCAATGATACAAATTTAAGTTCTCCATGATTGGAAAAGGTGAAGTATTCCAGTGGCTTTGCTACAACGTCAATGACAGCCCATTTGCTCTCTTGAGGCTGCCATAACACCTCCAATGGTTGAAACCCGTATAAAGGTGCATCCAAAATTTGCTCAATAATTTGAGTGATATTGAGCTTTTGAAACATTGAGTGTACAAAAAGATAGACTTCATCCTCTGGATCTTCAGAATTGTTGCGAATCATCCATTCATACGCCAATGTGCCAGATTTTCGGGAGCGAATAGCTGCTGACAAGTGTGCGTCGAACAGTAAAGAGTTGTAATTTTTGTACTGTCCACCAATGCGCTTAAGAGTTTCATCTGGATTTTGAAATGAATCAAAAACACTCATAAATGCTTGACGAGCAAGGCGTGAAGCGATTTCTTCTGTTGTGGGCGATTGTATGTCGGTATTCATAATAAGGGCGATAAAGATTTCCGCTCAATGCGGCGAGTGGTGATAAAAAGCTCGTTTGTTTCTGATAAATGTGCGGCTGCATAGCTTAACACATCCACTTGGTCGTCGTGGGCTGCAAAAGGAAACGATAATAATTCATTTTCAAAATCCATCATCCAACGCGCTCCGTCCATAAAATAGACTGTTCCTGCTTCAATACGTGCTGCTGCCGATAAAGCCCGGGCCTCTCGTACTTTGTCAGGGCGTAATTCTCGCACTGGCAGCCCTTCTCGCAGCATGGTTTGAACTAAGGACAGTTGATACGCCACAGATTCAATGCCAATCCATGACGGTTTCCATTGTTGATAAAGCCTCCGTACCCAAGAGGGATGTTCTGCTCCTTCAATGCGTAAGCGTTCAATGTGAAAGACCAAAAGCTCGTTGTCGGGCGTGCGGCCAAACACGCCTGCCACCGTATAGTCTGATGAATCTTTAACGCTCACGGCCAAATCAATAGCAATAAATCGCACTGTATCAACAATAGCCACGCGCTTTGTCGAGCCGTCAGGGCGAAACATGGTACAAATGTCGTCTTCCACAGTAAAATATCGAAAAAAATCACGACGAAAAAGTCCGCCTGTATGTGGTATAGGGAATTGCTGATACATTGCGGAAAAAACATACGTTCCCAGCAAATCTTTTGTTGTTGCTAATACATCAAGAGGATATTTATTTTCCCAGAGTGGCTCACCTACTGCACGCGGGTCGTCTGGATGCAAGAAATCTGTTGCAAGAGCGGGTAGCGAAACCACAGTCCAATCTTCGCCTGTCTCGCTCCTAAGAAGTCGGCCTGCAATATCGTCTTCATGCCAACGTGTTGTTGTCAATAGCAGACCTGCATTTTTTTCAAGTCGTGTGTACAAGGTGGTCAAAAACCAATCCCATGTATTCTGTCTGCGCCGCGCTGAATAGGCATCTTCCGCATTTTTTATTAAGTCGTCAAGTATAATGTAATCACCGCCCATCCCTGTAATGCTGCCACCAATTCCAGCGGAGCGATAGCTTCCCCGATGATTTACAATTTCAAACATATCAGTCGTTCGCACATACCGACCAAAGGAATTACTTCGTACAAACGAGCCATACAGCGTTGTATCAGGAAAAATACAGCGATACGCCTCGCTATCAATAATGCGTTGTAGTTCTCTGTTGAATTGTTTGCTTAAATCAGAATCGTATGTAGCGGCGATAATATGGGCATCTGGGAAATGCCCTAAAATATAGGCTGGAAGGTGCTTAGAGACAATTTGACTTTTACCATGTCGAGGTGGTGTAAAAATCATCAATCGCTTTATTTCTTTACGAATAAATTTTTCTAATGTACGATGCAGCAAAGCGTGATGCCAGTTTACTTCGTAAGCGGGCATAATGTAGCGCGTAAAGTCCAAAAAAGACTCACGCGCCTGTGCTTTGAATAACTGTTCAAGAAGCTCTTTTTTCTTGAGCAGCAATTTCAGCTTCGAGCTTTTGAATTTCTGCGAGGATGGCATCACTACTCACGTTCTCCATAACGATTGTGCCTGATTGTTCAACTCTTTGCGGTCTGTCCAGTCCTAATAATTTTGCTCTGCGGCTCATGCTCTGTAATACAGTATGCAGATGCTGCGGGTCGCCGTCACGTTGTTCTGTCTGTGTTGTTTGTTCAATCGTAGAAGGTTTTTCTTCTTTATTCTTATCTGATGTTTTGCCAATAGCTTTGACGATGCGTCGGCGAGCCTCTTCACAGCTTCTGTCCCATGCTTGCCACGCTTCACGCTCAATCAAATCACATTTTTGTAATTCTTTGTTGATAATGTCGTCCACGTGTTGGGTTTGTTCCATTTTCCATTGTGTGCGTATTTTCATTAAATCTTTACTGACCTGCTGCTGAGTGATTCCTAATTCAGCAGCAATCATTGCTTGAGAAAACCCCTTGAGCGTTTTTTCGGCAATAAGCACTTGGTCTTTTTCTTTCTGTATTTTTGTTCGCTTATACGTAGGATTATTCATAGCAAGAACCGTAACACTTTGGCATATAAGTTGTATAGTTATTTGTTCGCTTATACGTAGGATTATTCATAGCAAGAACCGTAACACTTTGGCATATAAGTTGTATAGTTACTTGCAAATATATCAAAAGTCCGATAAAGTCTATGGAAAAGCCTCAGTTATACTCCTCAAAGCAAGTACTGGAAGAACTGCAAAAACACGGAGACTCTCTCACACGGGCACAACTCCACCACTTAGCACATGGCACACCCAGCAAAGACTCCACGCCCATTCTCGTAAAAGGCGTTCACTATCATATCTTCGGCACGTACACTTTCTACACACCAGCAGGTATTCAGCGGGTTCTTCACAGGAAACAACACCGCAAACCATACACGAGGAAAAAGCCCTACAAGCGTAGAAAAACTCCCTCTATGTAAAATTTTTTTGTCAGAAAAATCTGACACTTTGCTGTCAGAAAAACCTGACAGTGTGGTAAAAATCTGACATACTGTTCAAAACCTTCCTTTCTATGGCTAAAAAAAGCCGAAAAAGGAAGGTTTTGGGCGTTTTAAGGCGAAAAAGAGCCGTTTTTTGTGCGTTTTTAACTAAAAATCTGACATTTTTTAGATTATTTGGCACACAATTTGCTGACTTATCTGACAAGTGTAAATCATTATTTATCAAAGGTTTAGGAGGAAAAAATGCAAGCGGCAATCAAAATAACTGATAATACCCAAACGCTCGAAGCAGTAACGTATTTTCTTCAAGCGACGCAATTTACAAAGGTCGAGTTGCGAAAATGCTGCTCTACAATCATTCTTGAAGTAGAGGCGACAGAAGAAGAAATGCTTGATTACATTGACGACATTCTCTGGTCAAAAGCGATTGCGTACTATCACACTCATCACTAAAAAAGTAAAAGGAGCCATCTATGAAACAAGATTATTCAACCCAACTGAACCCACACAATTTCAAACGATTCGATGAATATGGCCATGTTCCATCGCACTGTATTCATTACCGACCAAAGCAAGCAGCGACAGACAGCAAGCTCAACGTCAAGACCTACGAGCGTAGAGGACGAGCAGGTAAGGTCAGCAGAGACCTTATCCCTAACTTGACCATTGAAGATTATCTTGTCCTCATAATTGCTCTCGAAGAAACAAGCACATCATACTCCGTTTTTTGGAGTTAATCTATTCATAATTTTTTATCCAAGGAGAACTGTCATGAAAAACCACGTTTGTACCTACACAGGCCGATATATCGTATTTATTTCGGCTCAAGCTGACAAGCGGGAAGATGTTGAAAGAATTTTGAGGGACGACCATATTCCTCTTCGGTTTTGCTCCAAAACAGCCGCGTATGAAGTACAATGCCAGTCAAGAGAGGAACGAGATATCGTCAGGCATCTGATAGAAGAAGCGATGGCGCAAGCCGATATACATATTCAACTCACGAACTACACGTTGCCTGAAAAGTATTTTGCTGTTGCACAGCCTACCAAGCCAATCGCAAGAAAAGTCAAAAAGACCGCTCGACGCACATCAAAAGCCACAACTCACTAAACTACCCACTCTTTTTGGCTAAACTTTATGTCATACGCCATTATTCCGTACACTAATCCCTCAACCAATCTTGTACGGCTCTATCTGCAACTGCATGGAAGAAACATTTGGGTCAATCAAAAAATAGCTCAGGCACTCAACAAAGTACATTGTCCATCTTTAGATGAGCTACGAGTGATTCGTTATCAAACACCACATAAAACGCTGTTTTATCTTGAATATGAGCAAGAATCTTCGCTCATTTCTTCCGATGACGCGGCATTTATACTGCAGCAACAAGGATTGCTTAACCCTGAGCTTATGCGAAAAACACCTACTGTGATTGCCAAAGCTCTCATGCAAAGCACTCCCAAGCAAATACCATATTTTATAGATGAAGTGTGGTATACTGGCAAAGAACCGTGTCACCCTTTGGCCGAACGCCATAGCTGGAGAGATACAAAATGGTTTATTGTCAATTATCGTGGTCATTATCTGGCACGCTACAAAACTCGCACCGAAGCTGTAAGATTGGTCAGAATCTTGTATGAATTAGGCCAGCCCACCATTGCAAAAGGTATTCTCATGTTTGAGACCTGTAATTTCCGTATTCACATTCTTAACAGAGACGGCGACGCACAAGAGCAATCATCTACTATGGAGAACATATGCACATCTCTCATTGTGCGGCCTACCTTTGCGGTCATACACGCACCCACATCTATCAAGAAAGGTTAAAAAATACTATGCACATCAAATATAAGCTCAAAGACTCGTGCTTTCGATTTTTCTGGATAAAGTATGTCGTAGATTTTAATCCAGAAGTCCATTGTGCACCGTGTCTCGTGGGCAGTTTTGAGCATCTGCCTTTTCGTGCCCCATATTATCCTATCAATACACCATTTACGATTGACACGGCAGATAAACTCTATCGTTACGTGTACGTTTGCGGTGTGACAGGTCAATGGGCAAGAAACTTTCACCTCGCACTTGAGGAGTCGCCAGGTGGTCGCGTGGAAATAGAGACAACGGACATTAAGATTCACGCACAAGATGCTCGCGCCCTTCAGATTACTCCTATGCCAACTGATAAACCGCCTGAGTTTTCGACATGCCGTAATTATCAGTTTGGTCTGCGGTATTTAGCTGATATTTCCCAAGCGGCTTCAATCCACCTTCCAGTTACACCTTTATTCCAATAACACCATGAAAAACCTGCAAAAGATTCCATCGCTTGCTGCGCTATTTGCCCTTCCTCTCAATAAATCTGCGCTCGCACAATTATCCACAGCAGCCGTCAAGAGTCTTACAACGAACAAGCAACGCATCAATACACTTGTAGCGATAACAGCAGTGGAAAGATTGCTGGAAGCTATGAAGACTCAACTAACGCCAATCGTAGAACCATTCGTTGTTCAACAAGTCGAGCGAAAGCAAAATCGTACAGACTCTGGGGTAAAATTTAATGGGCGGTACTATCAAAAATGGGACTTTTCGCAAGATGCAAAGTATGCGCGACTTGCACAAGAAATGGAAGTCATTAAACAACAAATCAAAGCCCGCGAAGATTTTCTAAAACAACTCGCAGAACCTATTGCACAAGCGGGCATTACATCGCATCCGGCACTCATGACCGACCAGAAATTTGCAGTGTTTATCTATTTGCCTGAATAAAATCACAAAGCAAAGCTGGGTGAGAGGGCCATCTCGCCCAGCTCTTACGCAGAAAAAAATATCAATACTTTTTCTACACCTACATCAAATATACAACTATGACAACACGAGAGCAAATCGCACTGCAACTTAAAATACTTCGTAGCGAAATACGTGGCAATCAAACAAAGCTCGTCTGTGAGCTATTTGAAAAACAAGTATTTAGCTACGAAGACATTCAAAATCCTGACACGTTTCCGTCATGGGATAAAGTTGTTTGTGGTAAAAGTCTCTATTTTCAAGGTGGCACATACGAGCAAACACAAGAATTTGCTCGTATCTTTGAATATTTGCGGGAAGCCGCCAACAAAGATTTTGAAAACGATACAATACCACAGTATGAATACGATGAACGCATAACCAGCATCGAAGAAGCTGAACAAGAATTTTTTAATGTCGAGGCAGTTTCACAGCAAATATATGAATGGTGGTTTGTTTCGGAGTGGCTCGCTGAAGAGTTAAACCGTATAGGCTCGCCTGTTCTATTCAATGAATATGGTTTATGGTGGGGGCGAACCACAACTGGTTGCGCCTTAGGTGCTGGTGATCACTTGGAATCTTTGGCTCGCAAAATCACTTCTGAAGGGAGGTAGAAAGCTATGCAATCACATACTTTTGAATTGTTTGCAGAAAGAAAACTGCCATATTCTATGATTCTACCCCAAGCACAGATTACACACGTACCTAAATTTCTGGACTTTGCAATCGCCAATGCTTTTTTTGAGCATCTAAAGGCAAATCTTCCATGGAAGCAAGAACCGATTTGGCTTTACGGTCGCCAAGTAATGCAACCTCGTATGACAGCATGGTTTGGCGAAACGCCGATGCACTATTCAGGAATTGCAATGCCGCCAAGCAAATGGGATGAAGATCTCCTTATGCTCAAAGATAAAGTTAGCGAATTTGTGCAAGTTGAATTTAACAGTGTTCTGGCAAACTTGTATCGAGACGGTAACGATTCTGTCAGTTGGCACACCGATGCCGAGCCAATTTTGGGGCAAAATCCCATAATAGCGAGCCTGAGCCTTGGCGCAGAGCGCACATTCAAATACAAGCATAGGACTCTTGATATTCAGGAGTCCATAACGCTGACAAATGGCAGCTTGCTGGTGATGGGCGGAGAAATGCAACATCATTGGCTGCATTCAGTTCCCAAAGTTGCGAATGCACCGTCTCGCATCAATTTGACGTTTCGCAAGCAGATGACAGAATAGACTTCTTTCAAAAGTACTCCCATCCCGTCTCTCTCCCAGCGAATTGCTTAGGAGAGGGTGCTTGAAGCAGAGCGGAAAGCGGGTAAGGGCATTGTCAGCAATTACTTTTGAAAGAAGTCTATTGAAAAATGGTACATTTATTCAACCCCCCTTGTTATTTAGTGAAAGTTTTGCATAATGATACAAGAATTCTTAGCCAAAGCTCAGGAAAACCTCCTTGATGCTGAACAAGCCTTTGAAAAAGGTCGTTACAATGCAAGTGCTAATCGTGCGTACTACGCTGTCTTTCAAGCAGCAATTGCAGCGTTAGCACAAGACAACATTACACACGAGAAGAATCCGCATTCGTGGGTACAAGCACAGTTTTCGGGGGTGTTAGTTAAACGTAGAAAACGCTATCCCGCTTCCATAGCTTCGTTACTCTTGCCGATGCAAGAATTGCGAGATACAGCAGATTACAAGATGCAGTTCGTGAGCAAAAATGCTGCTTCCAAGCAAATTCGTCATGCAAAAGAATTTTTATCACCCATCCTTGAAAGGCTTCAGCCATGAAACGAAAAGTCAAAGAATTAGCGATGAAGCTCTATGAAGATGCTCATAAACACTTTCCAGCTATTCATTTTGTCAATATTCAGGAGCATCCTGAACAAGCAAATCGTTATTGGATAAATGTTGCTGGTGAACTCAGTGAAGACCAGCAGGAAGAAATGAGGATGTTTGTTGGACGTAAAGCAACAAATATCTTAATTAAAGAAGGGTATTCCTTTGCAATCATGCTTGACAACACAATGCTTGAAGCCGTGCAATAGCACACTTTCTGCAATAAAGAAAAAGCCGCTCCTAACAAGCGGCTTTTTTCTATTATTCATAAAACTTTTTCATCACACCAATCACATCGTTGTCTCGTGCGTACCTGTCTCCGCTTGGAAGCGGGAGCGTAAACTCAAATCGGAGGGAGGCTTGAACCGTTTCCCAATCCAGTTCTTTCTTTTTATCACCATACAAACGCCACAATCCTGATGGTGCGTGTTCTTTCAGTGGTCTTCCGTCAGTATCTGCCATACAATACTCTTCCCCAATAAACCCCGTTCCCATTGCTTTAATCTCGGGGATAGTGTGAAAAAGCTGATAGAACCAATCGCCATACATAAAAATAACCGAATACCCTTTGTCGTCAAAGTAATATACTTGGTTCTGGGTAGAATATGATTTTTTGCTATCGTGCATCATCTTTTCAGCAGCCTCGCGACTACGTCCTGACAAATAGATTCTACCACCAGGCTTGCAAAACGCATTCACACAGCCCAAGACTGAGCGAAATGCCTCATCGCTATCAACGCTATTGACAACGGCATCGCAAATAACAACATCATAGCGACCATATGTTTTCAGAGTATGAATCAAGCGGTCAATGTCTCGCTCAACAGCACTTTTCAGAATTTTTGTACCCTTTGATTTTCCACGATAGAAAAATTCCAAAGCGTCAATTTGGTATCCCTTGTTCATCAGATATTCTGCGTTGTCCTTTTGTCCCGCACCAAAATCCAGAATCCGCATATCTTTCGTGATATATTTCCAAATAAGCGTACTCCACATGGATTGCTCCTGCTCCTCTTTGCCTTTTTTGCGAAGGCGGACTGGCTGTGCGTGAGCTTGAACATATGTATTTTTCGGCAAATGGTCATAATGAAACTTGCCGTACTTCAAATCAAAATACTGTATGCACTTTTGCTCTTTTTGTGGACTCACATGATAAACAAGCAAATGATGCCCCAGCATTTTTGAGATTCTCGCATAATTTGGCGAGACAAGCACGTCACCTGCACTATTGACAACAGCCGCTCCAAATGGACCATACCTGAGCAACAAATATCCAAGCTGTTGGTTGATAAGCGCACCCGTTCCCATGCCGACAATTTCAATCTGGTCTGGTGCCACCATTGCCCATTCTTCCTCTGGCAGGTCTCCGTGAATTTTTACACGAAAGCTATTGTCGCTGCGTTCAATATCAGCGGCATTGTGCATCTGATTAAAAGCAATCTCGTCCGTTATGTTCACATCGGCTATCTCAAAAGCTGGCGCAGTCTTGATACCGAGTTTCAACATGGTTTTTGTGCGTTGGTGACCAGCAATAATTGTTTGGTCAACGCCGACGATAATAGGCTTCAGCACACCTAATTCCGTAATAGATTGTTCCAGTTTTTGTAAAGCCTCCTGGCCAATAATCCGAGGATTATAACTGGCTGGTTTCACCTTTGCTAATGGGTAATGCGGGTGAAATGTTGATAAGGTAGGTTGTAAAGCCATGATATGTTTGGTGTTGAGAAAAAAACAGTTCCGCTTGCTGATGAATAGCGTCAAATTCTTGCTGCGTGGTGAGAATGCGAAATTTGCCAAACATCACAAACAATGTACCGCCTTGCGTTGGCGACGTTTTCATCACCTCGTGTTCGTCCTCAGGATGAACCAGCAATGCTTCAATCTCTCTATCTGACCACATAGGACTGAGTTGCATCATGCTCGAGGCAAGGGCGATGTTATCTTCGTCCCAGCGCAAATTCAATTCACGTACACGATTGTCGGCAAAAGCAAGACCTTTGGCCTTGCCATCTGTTTCCAAATCCAAGTCATTACGTCGGACAGCAATTAATGTTGAGCCATCAGATTCAATAACACGTACCTTGTGATAACCAAGTTTGCGAAGTGTTTCGACCGTTGCGTTACCTGCTATGATATTGCCATCTTTATCAGCAAGAATACCTCGGCCAATTCCGTACCTTTCTACCGATTGAGCAAGTGCTTCCATACCAATCTCAGTATGCAAGTTTGCATTGTTGCTATCAAATTTCAAATCTTCAATGGACGTAATCATCTGTTTACTCCGCATTATTCAGTTGTAAAAGCCATGAAATAAAACCATATGACGTACCAGTTCTCTCAACATAATTTGTAAACACGTCTTTGAATACATTCATCTCTTCTCTTGAAATCTCGCCTTCTTGCTTTCCAATGCGAAATTGATAAAGAACAACGTCGTTTTCTATCAAGTTTTGGTCATTTTCTGAGAATTCTTCTTCCTGATAATCCTGTTGCACAGGAGTCCAAATATTAGCAATATCAATTTCTTCAAAAAGAGCATTGACACGCTGTACATTCCATTCTAAGTTTAGCTCTGATATACGATTATCGGCAAAGGCAAGCTCTCTTGCCATTGGGGTATCTATCTGCAAATCCCTTCGCTGAACAATGACTAACTCATCATCTGCTGCATCCACTATCACAACCTCATTGATTCCTGATTCTTCAGCATATTCAGCCACAGCATTTCCCGCAAGCACATTGTTACGTTTGTCCACTAAAATAGGGCGGCCAGCCCCGTATTTGTCAAGCGAGTGTGACAGCAGACCCAAACCTCTCACCGTGTGATTATTAAGGTTGTTCCCGTCTTTTTTGAGCTTGTTTACCGCAATAGTCTCCATAAAAATGAACTTCCTTTAGTTGTATGAATAAGGTTGTTAAAAAAATCAATACCGATACTTACTGACAAGTTCTCGAATGCGTCGCACAGACATTGTAACAATATGAGATACCAAAGCATAGCTTTCCATACGAGGAATATCTCCCTGCTGCCTTAACACGTCATCATGCAACGCAACAACAATTTTGTGGGGGATAGAATGCACCTCGCTTAATGAATACGAAGCGACTCTACGCCCTTCCTCAGTTTCGATATGAATAAGATACCGTTCGCTCATTTGGCGAAAATATGCCAAAAATACCTTCCGAGCAATTGGTCGCAAAGATTTGGCTTTTTCTCGCCACTGCTTTACCTGTATCTTCGTGCAAATACTGCAGGTCAGCGCATTCTTTTCCTGTGAAATATGTATCCTTGGATGGTGATATTTGAAGAGGGGTTGCATAAAACAACAGCAACAAAAAAACAATGGACGAAGGGCGACCTTCAGACTGTTGTAGAAAAGACACGTCAAGCCTCGCCATCTCGCATACCGTTCGTGATGCGCCACCCTAAAAACAACCTGCCTGTTTTAGGATATACAACGCCGCAGAATATTCGTATCGGCGAGCGTGGCGGTAAAGCAACCATTGAAGCCATGCCAACAGAATTTGCAGAAGGAATGTTACCTGCATTAGCCGCATCAGATTTACGGTACTTTTCTGTTTCCATCAATCCAGATATGTCATTGTTTCATATTGGTGTAACGGACAATCCAGCCGTAAAAGATATACCAGGGATTGACCAATATCAGTTCTCAGCCAATGACCGTGTTGTAGAAATCGAAAGTGCTGCAGAGTTTGCCGATACACGCATGAACATTGTGTACAGCCGTTTTCGCAAAATCAAAGAATGGATTATTGGCAAATGGGGCACGGATGAAGCCAATAAAGTCATGCCTGAAGACGAAATAATTCTGCTTGCAGATGAGCGCCCCGAAGTCCCTACATATCTCACCGATACGCTCAATTCACTTCTTCAAAATCAAAATAATTCCCGCTTATCATTTGAGGAGCCTATAATGAAAGAAGAAATAGAACAGCTGCAGCGTCAAGCCGCAGATGCTATTGAGAATATGGAGAAAATGCGCTCTGAGTTCTCCGCGGCAATGGACACCGAACGCCAGCAATCCAAAGAACGCGAGTCGGCGTTGCTGGCACGCAACGAAGAATTGACGAAACGAGTGCAGCATCTTACCACCATGCATCAACGTCAGGAATTTTCTGCATTCGTTGATGAACTTATCCGAGAAGGAAAAGTTATACCAGCCGAACGTGATTACACCATTGACGATTTGATGCTCAAGGCCGCCGTTGGAAACCATCAATTCTCGGACGGCGAAAAAAGTGCTGTTGAAAAGACAATGGAAATGCTGAAAAATAAGCAGCCGTTGATGCAATTCAGCGATATGGCAAATCCTTCTCGCGCTGGCAAACAAACGATTCAAGCAATGGATTTGGAAACATTAGATGGGCGGAATGCTCTTCATGCTAAAATCAAAGAAGTCGCCAAAACAAACAACATCACATTTGAAGCAGCGTATGAACGTGTGCTTGAGGAGGTAGAACAATAATGAGTAAACGATTAGAAGAACTGCTCATGAAGCAAGACCGTCTTTTGACGGAACGCGCACAAGGCTATGGCAATGCAGATAATTCCTATGTCGCCTCGTTGCTATTTCCTCAAGTAAATGTGGATGAAGAATTTGTTCGTGTGCCAGAGTATGGCAAAGAGCATCTGCGTATCTATAAAACTGAACGGGCGTTACACGCTGGCAGCAACAATGCAGAACCAGAGGGCATCAAAGACCAAGGTTTTGTGCTGGAAGAACATGACTTGCAGTTTGCTATTGATTATCGTGAAGCTCGCACTGCCCGTAAGCGTTTCGATTTAGAGGCACAAAAAGCACGGCAAATTCAAGATGCATTTGCCTTAAAAAACGAGTATTTGTGTGCCTCACTCGCACAGAATCCCGCCGTATACAGTGCGAACAACAAAATAGCACTTTCTGGCACTGACAAATGGACAAATGCTGCTTCTAAACCCATAGACCAATTGCTCGAAGGTCGTAGCGGGGTTCGTCAAGCCTGTGGCCGTTATCCAAATACGCTTGTTTTAGGGTCTCGTGCATATGAATCTTTACACACGAACAAGCAAATTCAAGATCGCCTTCTTTACCGCTCTGCTGGTGTGTTGTCTGTGGATATTTTGCGTGAACTCACTGGTGTACAGCGCATTGGTATTGCACAAAGCGTGTGGCATGATGAAGCGTCGAATCAATTCGTTGATGTATGGCAGGATGTTGCAATCATGGCTTATGTACCTGTGGCTGACAGCACACAAACAAGCGAATACACGTCGGCATTTGGGTATCGTTTTGTGTACACAGGCTTTCCGAGCTACGACAAATACCAAAAAGAAGGTGGGAAAGTGAATTATGTGCGAGGAACAACTATTCAAAAAACCGCTCTGCTCAATGCCGACTTAGGTTTTCTCATTACCTCTATTGTGTGAGGTATAAATGAAAAAATACATTGTAACCAACATTAACATTCGCCATAACGGCAAGGTATATTCCGAAGGCTCAGAAATTGAGTTGGAAGAAGTTCCCCAAAGCCTCGAACAATTTCTTGAAGTTCCGCACAAAGAACAAACTGACAAGGAAGAATCAAAAAGTAAAAAGGAGACAGTAAAATGACCACAGCAACAGCAGTCAAAGGAACCATTATCACGCTCATAGCAGCAGCCTTAACAGTAAAGAACAAGCTGATTCTGCCAAGTGGCGCAATCTGTGGAGCGGGCGCAAAAGCCATTGGTGTCTCCTGTGACAGCGTTAAAGAAAACGAGGCATTACCTGTTCAAATTGATGCTATCGCTTGGGTTGAGGTTGGTTCAGCCGTGACCGTGAATACCTTGATAAAATCAGATGCACAAGGAAGGGCTATTCCTGTGACGGCCAATACCGATGTTGTCAATGGCATTGCGCTTGACGAAGCAACAGCCGCACAGCAGGTTATCCGCATCAAAATATTGTAATGATATTGTCATGTACTGCACCCGTGCCGACATCGAAGCAAACCGTATTCCTCGCGTTCACCTTCTTGACCTTGTGGATGATGAACGAATAGGCGAATTTGATGACAGTACAGGTGCAGTGCCGTTTGTTGGCAATACAATGTCGTTGTGGTCAGACCAAAGCTCAAATATCAACATACGCATTAAGGAATGCATAGAAGCCGCAGTCAATATCATTGACTCGTTTTTAGCTGAACGCTATACTGTGCCGATACCAAATAGTTCTTTGCCACCTCTCATCAACACCATCTGTCTGGATATAGCAGTATTCCGCCTGTACTTACGGCGGAATGCAGTTCCAGAGGCAGATATGCAGGCGAAAAACGATGCCATGAAACTTCTTGAGCGTATTCAAGCCCGTAAACTCATGTTGCCGCTACCGGAAAACGTTTCCATTGCAACAACCATTCTTTCGCCAGTCGCTATTCGGACACGAGAAAAGTTACTATGGTAGCTGTTGCTGACATAACTGCCCGTGATTGGTCGCCTGCACTGAGTCGCTATGGTCAAGTTGTTACAAATGTGCAGGACATCTCCCAGTGCCTTCGCATTATTTTTTCAACACCCATAGGCTCAGTGCCTCTGCGGCGCGACTTTGGTTCACGACTGCATAGCAACATTGACAAACCATTTGCGGAAGCTGAAGTCAATATCCCCATAGATATTTTAGAATCTGTTCGCTGGGAGCCACGTGTCATCATTGACGCAGTTCGGGTTTTGCCGCAAAGTGGTATTGCTGAAATGACGGTAGAAATAGATTGGCGAGTGCGAAATGCAGCTTCATCAGACAGCCAAACGCTTTCTCTCTCTACCGCCGACCTCGTGCCGACCGCCGGCAGCATCATCACCGCCGCCATCGCTGAAGCAGCAGTAAACGAACCGATACCGACCAGCGACTACCTGACGATGTACGAAGTCGCTAAACTGGACTAACTGGATTAACCCCGCAACGAACATGGCACGCAGCAGCACGCGCGCAGCGATTGCAGAGATGGACGCTCGCTTTGCTGCGTTCGCGAAAAAAGTTGGCGACGACATCCAAGCACTACAAAACGCCCCTACTAGCGGGCTGCGCTGGGTCAGTCCACCCGCAACGCACACCGCAGCAGGCGAGCGCGGTGACATCGCCGCCGATGCCGACAACCTGTACATCTGCTACGACGAAAATCAATGGGCGCAAATCCCCTTCATCACTCAATTTTAACCACCACATATGGCGGCAAATGATTTAATTCTCATCCAGCGCAACACGGGCAACACCGCCAACCAGCGCAGCACCATCCCACTCGGTGCCGCGCCGCGCGTCCTGTACTGGGACGGCACCGCCCTCACCACGTTAGAACTGCTCGACAGCAACGGCAACATCCTAGACGCGCTCATCCCCAAAAATGCCAAACCCCGCGTAGCGGTTGTTGCCAACCAAGCGGC